GTGGCGATATTGCAGTATTTAGATTTCAATTACAGCAGTTGACGAAAGATTTAATTAAGAACACTCGTGAAATAAATGCTAATAGGGTGACGCTAAGGTCGTTGCGTACAGACCTTGTGCAGATGACAGCAGCTTATACAGCGTTTAGTGGTGTTGTTAATATTGCTCAAGTTGCTATGGAACTTGAGGGTATGAGGGCCGCAGCTAAAGTTTTTGCAGGAGATGATGCTGGTGTTGCAGACCATATGCAATACATAGCAGACCAAGCTGATAGATTAGGTTCTAACTTACTGACAGCTACGAAAGAATTTACAAAGTTTAGTATAGCAACTAAAGGTAAAGTAAGTAGTGCTGGTGGAAGAACAATCTTCGAAGGTATTTCAGAATACGCTGCTGTAATGCAGATTGACCAACAACAATATGAAAGAGCTTTCAGGTCAATACAACAGATTTTTTCAAAAGGAAATCTACAAGCCGAAGAAATTCGAAATCAGATGGCTGAATCTTTATACGGTTCAATACCTATTATGGTAGAAGCTTATGGTTTTGGTAAGGGACAAGAAGCCGAAGCAGCATTCTTTAAAGCTATGGAAATGGGTCAGCTTAAAGCTACCGAAGAAAACATGGTAAAATTTGCTAAAGGTCTATCAAAAGCTGCTCAAGCTAACGGTGCTTTAGCTCAAGTAACAGAAAAAACACGTGCTGAGATGAATAGATTCTTCAATACCCTGACAATGGGTAAAGATACAATCTTCCAATCAGGTATGTCTGAAGGGCTTGCCTATATGTTTGGTGAACTCTCTGATGTCTTGAAAGATAACAAAGAATCTTTCCAAGCATTTGGTGCAGCCTTTAAAGGTGTTACATATACATTAGTTACAGCAGTTAAGTTGTTGATAGCTCCATTTGAACTCTTATTCAAGACAATGTACAATCTGTTTGGTGAGAAAGGTGTTGCTACAATATTTGCAGTGTATACAGGAGTTAAGCTTGCTTCTGTATTAGCTAAAATAGCAATGGGAGCTAAGCTAATGGCTGGCGGATTTGCTTTAGCCAACTTATCATTCCTTACATTAGCAAGGAACATGGCTAGATTTGCATTGCCTGTTACTGCGGCTTTAGGTGTAGAAGATTATGCTGTAGGACGCTCTGGTGGTAATTCATTATTCAGTGCTAAATCTTATGAAAACTCAATAGGTTTTGCTGCAAGTCCTTTAGCTAATATGGCTAAGCAAGCATATGAAATCACAATAGGCTGGAAATCTGAAGAAGCTAAGAAACTCATTGACGCAGAAGTTAGTAAGAAGAATCAGCAAGCAATAAATAACCTAGATGCAGAGAATTAATTATGTCTGATATTACATTTATTGTTGCTAATAAGAAGTCTAACTCTGCTGCTGATAGTGTTGTCGGAAGTAGATACTTTTCTGATTGCACTATCAGCATTCAACATAGTTTCCCTAATGCAGTCACTGAACATCCTGTAGAAACAGGGGAAAGCTTTAGTGACCATGTTCAGGAACAGAATGCTAGATTTACAGTGTCAGGTATATTCAGTGACATTCCTCTGAATGCTTACAATGGTGATTCCCTTCCACAATTGAATCGTATGAAAGCTGCATATGATTTCTTACGTTCTTTGCGTAAAGCTGGAACAAAGTTTACATTAGTTAGCAAGTACGATACGTATCCAAATTGTGTAATTGAATCTTTAGACATTCCATCTGATACAGAAGGTGTTGTCACATTACGATTTGATTTATCAATTGTGCAGATACGCACAGCGAATGTCACTTCTGTAAATATTGTTCAAACAGATAATGTTGCTGACTTCAAAAAGGATGATGCCACAAAGGCTAACAATTCTGGTAAGAAGAATACATCTGAAAGCGGTAGAACTTCTGTAGCTAAACAAATAGCCAATGAATATGATAATGGTGTTAAGCTTGTTGAGAATTTGTTTGGTGTATCTGAGGATGAAGCTGTTAAAGCTATTGTTGACCCTAAATCAGTAGGAAATGAATAATGGCTATTATAGATATACAACTAGCTGATAGTGCTGATGACCAATTCACAATTATTCTTGAAGGGCAAGCATACAATATACGTATGCAATGGAATAATCGTGATCAAGCTTGGTATATGTTCTTTGGATTAGCTAATGCAACTCCTACATTCATATCTAAGCTAACAACATCATTCAACATCCTTCGTCCTTATTGGGGATATGAAGAAGTGCCTAATGGAATATTAGTTGCTATTGATATGTTAAAGAGTGTTGGTCGATTAGAACGTGATAGTTTCTCATCTGGAAGATTCAAGCTGATATACATCTCCTCTGATTCTGTACAAGCATTGAGAGATATATCTGTTGCTAACATAGACAGAGAAGGTATCTTCCGAGTGGATGCTGATAGCAGATTCATCAATGTGCCTACACCAAATTACGGAATACCTTTTGATGGGGTATTTATCTCATCTTAGAAAGGAATACACATGGCTGAACAATTTATACATAAGTACAGTTTAGAGTTTGGACAGCCTATCTCCTTCTACGGATTATCTTCTGAGCAGTTTAGTATTGTAGATGATAATACAAGAGTGGTGGGGGAGATAAATGATTACATGGATTCTTTCCCAGACCAAGCTGTAAAACTCTCTAAACATAATATGAGCTTCCAGATAGATAAGTCTAAGGATGCAGGTAAAGAGTCTACAATTACAATCTACAATATCTCAGATGCCACACGTAAGTTCTTAGAACAAACACAAGGGAATAACCCTTCATTACTATTACGTGCTGGATATGAAACTGATGTAGAGCTTCCTATCATCTTTAAAGGGGAAGTCATTACAGCTTCTGATGTGTTCCAAGGAAATACACGTATCACAACGTTGCAGCTTAAATCTGGTGCAACAAATATGAAAGAAGCTTACACAGTGAAATCATATCGTGCTGGAACATCTGTTGAAGATATTATCAAATACACTGTCGGTGATTTAAAGCTTCCCTACGGAACATTGTATTTCCCTAAAGGGAATGATGTACGTATTCAGACAATTAATAAACCTGTTGTAATCAACACACCGACAAAAGAATTCTTACGTAGATTCTGTGCTGACAATGGATATAAATTCTGGATAGAAGATGGTACAGTGAATGTTCTTCCAGATAATTATGTCATACGTTCAGGTGAGTTTGTATTCGATATTAGTGTTGAGACAAACATGATTGGTAGTCCTACAATCTCTGATACCGATGTAGCAGCAACAGAGAAGCAGTCTGGTAATCGTTCTAATATCAAAGTGAAAACTACATTAAATGGTGCTTACTCAATTGGAGCTAAAGTGAATCTGACAAGTAAGTTCCATAATGGTGTGTATGAGATTGTAGGTATTGTTCATTCTGGCACATTTGAAGGAAGTGATTGGTACAGCGACTTAGAATTGAAAGCTGTAGATGGATGGGAGGTGAGGGGATGACATCAAATACAAAAGGGTGGAAAGATGTTCTCGATAACCACTTTGATAAAAGAAGTCGTGATTTTATTCATACATCTTTTCCTGCTGTCATTACTAGGATTGTTAATCGCGCTGTGGTTGATGTACAACCTCTTGTTAGCACTAAAAGACCTGACGGAACTGTAGTGCCCTATCCAGAGCTGTTCGATGTGCGTATGCAATCTTATGCTGCTCAATCTGGTGATGTATTCATATCCCTTCCATTCCAAGTAGGTGATAAAGTTTGGGTGTTTGTCTCAGAAAGAGATACTTCTGAGCTTATGCAAAATAATCGTGTTGTAGCTTCTACAACAATTACGCATGATTTATCTGATTGCTTCTGCATTCCACAGTTCTTCACAAACGATAAAATCCCAGATTACAGCTCAGAATATCTTGTCATAGGGAATAAGGAAACGACCGCTACGTTTAAACCAACGGAGATAGCTTTTGAGACACCTTCTATCACTACCAGTGGTGACACAGAGGTTACAGGTAAACTAACCTCTATGACGTCTGTAGATGCCCCAAAATTCATTACAGAAGGTGAGACAGGAATATCAGCAGAGGTGGTTGTTAGTGGAATCAAATATACGTTCACT